GAGGGGCCTTATCATGTAATGAGCTAAGGAGCCCACCTCTGTAATGACTAGTAAACGAACATTCCTCTGGCCTGACGGTCAGATGAGTTATCGTGTGTGGAACTCTGGTTATCCCGGGGGACCACCATCCACTACTAGGTATTACAATGGAATTGCGGACCAAGAACTTCTTATCTCTCAAGGTAACCCGTGGCCACCCAAGAAGGGTGACAAGCGGGGCCTTGGAGGAGATTTTCTTGTAATCCGCAGAGAGTATTCGGCAACGGATTCTCCGGATATGACCTTCTTAGGCGGCGCTTCAGCCGCCTACGTTGGTAAACAGTACGCTTACACAGGTGCACCGGATAATACGCATTTTCCGACTGTTACGCCGTCTTCTAAAGCGACTTTGGAAGCTTTAGGGACGACAGCAATCGCGAATTTGATACCGACCAACTCTGTTTCCAGCTTATCAACATTTCTGGGAGAGTTGCGTGAGGGGATTCCCCGACTCGCTGGTTCCGACTTTTTCAAAGGTAGGATTGCTCGCTCCCGCGCTGCGGGTAGCGAGTATCTTAACGCTGAATTTGGTTGGAAACCTCTCATCAGTGATCTGAAGAAGTTCGCACATGCCGTTAAGGACAGCGATGCCCTTATTAGGCAGTACGAACGTAATTCAGGGAAGTTGGTAAGGAGGCGCATGGACTGGCCTGCTAGCAAATCTACTAGCATCACTACAAGTAACGACGGTGCTACACCAAGTATCACCTTAGCTACGAGTAGTGGGGTCAGCGCATACGGGACGGGATCCAAGAGAACCATTTCCAGAACTCAAAAGCAAGAGCGCTGGTTTGAAGGTGTTTTCACATATTACCTGCCCCCTCAAAAGAAGGGTCAGACTAATATCCAACGTAACGAACAGCTATTAAATTATCTGTACGGTACGCGTGTTACACCTGAGGTCCTCTGGGATTTAACGCCCTGGACTTGGGCTGCCGACTGGTTTGCCAATACCGGTGATGTTTTACACAACATCGGGGCATTTGCAGCCGACGGCCTAGTGATGCCTTGGGCCTACATCATGGAACGCACAACAGCGATCACTGATGTAGTTACGGTACAACCCTTTAGACAAGGGTATGGTACCAAAACCCTGCGCCAAACCTTTACCACTACGGCAAAGGCAAGGTATAAGGCATCACCCTTTGGCTTTGGCATCACTGACACGAGTTTGAACCCGCGTCAGTGGGCCATCATGGCTGCTCTGGGTATTTCCCGGAGCGGCACTCACTACTGAGAGGTTTAGTGCTCAGTAGTCAAAAACCAGACGATCATTCCGATTGTTTGGTAACAACCAACTTCACGGAGTAGATAGTCATGGCTTTTGCTGACCCTCAGTCAGTTACGATCAATGCGGTGGCGCAGACCCTTCCCAGGGTCTCGAGCGGCATCGATAGCGGGTCCTTTCAGAAGGACGACGCGTCGGTGAAGCTCTCGGTTTCTTCGACCTATGGTCGACGGAACCGGCGTACCATCCGCCTTGACCACCGGAAGGTTGCTGCCGACCCCCTTATGCCCTCGACGAAC